CAGCGTTTTTCGGCGGGGGGTGTTTGTATAGTTTCCCGCACACACGACCTCTGCAAAGTTGACACCCCCCCCCCCCCCCTTGCTTTTTGGCGTGCAAACCCTGTAAAAATTTAAAAAAACTGGAGTTCACATGGCTGGCCGAAAATTACGCAAGTCTATTCTTGACGACATTGAGAAGCGTGGCGGCGCTGAGTTTGTTTATGAGCATTTCGCGTCTGGGAAGACGATGACGCAACTGGCTGATGAGTATGATTGCCGCCGTCAGTATATGAGTACGTCGCTGAATACTGTGCCTGAGTATGTTGAGGTGCTGAATAGGTCGCGTGTTGACGCTGCTGATGCACTGGTCGATCAGGGTTTGGAGATGGTTGACGCGCTGCATGGTGAGAGTACGTCGGCCGAGATTGCGGCTACACGCGAGAAGGTTCAGTGGCGCAAGTTCATGGCTGGCTCGTATAATCAGGCGCGTTACGGCAATCGACCTCAGACCAACGTGACCATATCTGTGAGTGACATGCATCTCGACGCGCTGCGCAAAGTAAATTCTGATATTGCCGCGATTGACGCTGAGGATCGGCAGCGTGATGCGTCGGCCATTGATGTTGATTATGAGGATATAACGGATGACTGAAGCTAACCCGCTAGAGGAGTTTGTGCTGCGCTACCGTGATGACCCTGTGTTGTTCGTCAAAGAGGTGCTTGGCGCTACTCCTTATGATTATCAGGCTGAGTTCTTGGATGCACTGGCCACTGGTGAGCGTAAGATGTCTGTGCGGTCTGGGCATGGTACGGGCAAGTCCACTACGTCGTCGTGGGCTATGCTGTGGTATGTGCTGCTGCGCTTTCCGAATAAAGTTGTTGTGACTGCTCCGACCAGCGGTCAGTTGTTTGATGCATTGTTTGCCGAGTTGAAGCGTTGGATTAACGAGCTGCCGCCGCAGTTGCAGGTTTTGTTGACGGTAAAGTCTGACCGTGTTGAATTGTCTGCCGCGCCTGCTGAGGCGTTTATCTCGGCACGTACATCTCGTGCTGAAACGCCAGAAGCATTGGCTGGTGTTCACTCTGAGAATGTTTTGTTGGTTGTGGATGAGGCGTCTGGTGTGCCTGAGAAAGTGTTCGAGGCTGCTGCTGGTTCGATGTCTGGCCATTCTGCGACGACGATTTTGCTGTCTAACCCTACACGGTCAAGTGGTACGTTCTTTGAGAGCCAGACTAGGCTTGCGGATACGTGGTGGACGCGGCGCTGGTCGTGCGTTGATAGTCCGCTTGTGTCTGAGGAGTTTGTTGATGAGATGCGGGCAAGGTACGGCGAGGATAGCAATGCGTTTCGTATTCGTGTGCTTGGCGAGTTCCCGATGGCCGATGATGATACGATTATTCCGTTTCACTTGGCTGACAGCGCGATTAAGCGTGATATTGATGTTACGCCTGACACGAAGCCTATCTGGGGTTTGGATGTGGCTCGATTTGGTGCGGATAAGACTGCGCTGTGTAAGCGGTATGGCAATGTTGTGACTGAGATTACGTCTTGGCAGGGTTTAGACTTGATGCAGACTGTTGGCCGCGTGATGGCCGAATACGAGGGTTTGCCACCGTCTATGCGGCCAAGTGAGATACTTGTTGATAGCATTGGTGTTGGCGGCGGTGTGGTTGATCGACTGCGTGAGCTTGGTGCGCCTGTGCGTGGGATTAATGTTGGCGAAGCGCCTGCTATGGGTAAGACGTATATGAATTTGCGGGCAGAGCTTTGGTTTAAGACTAAAGGCTGGCTCGAGGATCGTTCGTGCAAAATACCGAATGATGACCAGTTGCTGGCAGAATTAACGTCGATTAGGTACGGATTTACACCCGGCGGCAAGATGAAGGCCGAAAGTAAGGATGAAATGCGCAAGCGTGGGTTAAAATCGCCCGATTTGGCCGATGCTTTGTGTTTGACGATGGCATCTGACGCTGCAACGGCTTTGTCTGGGTCAATGTCTACGTGGAAGCAGTCGATTAAGAGGAATTTGCGGGGAATTGCATGAAACAGGTGCCGTTTGACAAATTAACGCCACATTTGAAGAATATTGTGATGAATAAGTGGATTAAGCAGTATGTGGCGCGTGGTTTGAGCTTGGAGGACGCCCAGTATGCAGCACGGTGGCGATCTGGCACTTGGAAGCTAAATGACCGTATGAAAAAGGTAATGGCGGCTTTGGACGAAGTGTGATACGTTTCCCTTAAATTTATTGACAAAAGGCGGTTTACCGCAATGAAGCAGATTGGAAAGTACAAGGGTCTCCTTGACATGATTAACGGCGGCGGAGCTGACGCCGAGGGAGATAAGTTCGAGGGTGGCGGGCTTCTGTCAGCTATAGCCAACGCACTTGCTACTCCATATGGCTCTGAAGATCGTATGCGTGACGCTATGCGGGCGCAAAGGCCGATGGCACGTCCAACTGGCGGTTTTGGCAATAGTTCAGCAAATTCTGCGCCACCTAAGACTGTAAGCCAAATGCCACTAACTAGTGCGTCTGACATTTCCGGCGGCTTTAACCTTGCGAATACTGCGCCTGTTCAGCCGTCGGCTACGGGCGTAACGTATGCCCCATCTGTATTGCCAGATTTTACTATGCCTGATGGTTCTAGCATTGACAGAGCTGCACCGATGCAAGGCCCTAGCACTTCTGGAATGAACCCTTCAAACGTATATGTTGACCCCCGGCAGCGTTTTGCTAAAGAGCTTGTTGAGCTTATTGGTCCAGATGCAGCTCAAAGCTATCTTGGCACTGGAGCGGGCGAGCAGCTTTACGCTAATTATGTAAAAAATGGTTACAAGTTTCCAAATTATTAAGGACCAACACCATGAAAGCACCAATATTCAAGCCGATAAAAGGTTGCCCTACTCCCGCTGCGTGTAAGCGTGAGGGTCAATGCCTTGGAAAGAAACATAAGTGATGAAGAATATAGGTGTATCCTGTGGATAACTTGACTCCATTTCAGAAGGTTATGCAGGCTATCGCAATGCGCGAAAGCAGCGGAGACCCAACAAAAACGTCTGATGCGGGCGCAATTGGCCTGCTTGGCATTATGCCGAAAGACGCGATGAAGGGTATGCGCAGAAACGTGCCAAACGTATTTGACGCTGCAATTGCTCTTGGGTTCGATGTGCCAGACCGCAGCAAGAAAACTGCTGAGGCTTTGCTGCGCGACCCGCAAATTAACAGCATGATTGGCGAAAAATATTTTACTGAGCTTGCAAACAAGTATCAGGGCGACCCAGAGGCAACATTGACGGCATACAACGCTGGTCCTGATAAATATGATCGCATCGGCTCTGCCGCAGGCATGGACATACCTGAGCAGCGTGATTACGCAGCAGCAGTTGCTCGTGATTACATGCGTATGTTCGGAGAGCCTATGCCCACCAACTTGGCGACATTGCAGTCATTACGTCCGCAAGCTCGTCCACAGCGAGGATTGTTGCAGTAATGGCCATCACAACTTACGCAGAGCTGAAAACGGCGATTGCTGATTTTCTTAACCGCGACGACTTAACGTCAGCCGTGCCTACATTCGTATCGCTGGCTGAAGCTGATATGCAGCGCCGTGTACGTCACTGGCGCATGGAAAAACGCAGCACGGCTAGTTTGGACACGCAATACAGTGCTTTGCCTGCCGATTTTGTTGAGGTGATCCGTTTTTACGTCACTTCCAACGACACAAAGCCTCTTGAGCTTATTAGTCAGGCAGAGCTTCTTGACCGCAAGGCCAAACGCCACAACGCTGGCGGCACCCCAGCATATTACGCCCTAACAGCGGGCGAGTTGGAAATTTATCCTGTTCCAGACGGTACATACGATGTTGAGCTTTACTACATCTCGCGCATTCCAGCGTTAAGTGATAGTAACGCCTCAAACTGGCTTCTGGAACAGTATCAGGACGCTTACCTTTATGGTTCTTTGATCCACTCAGCTCCATACCTTACGGACGATGCCCGCATCCAAGTCTGGGCTGCGTTGTATCAAAACGCCATTGATGCTATAAGTGCCGAAAGCGAGCGCGCCAAATTTGGCGGCTCAGGACGTCGCATGAAAATTAGGAGCTACTGATGAGCTTTTCAAACACCTACGAAACAAATGTCCTGAATTGGGCGCTTACAAACAGTTCGGTCACTCGCCCTACGTCTTGGTATGTTGGTCTTTACACCAGCGACCCTACCGACGCTGGAACAGGCACCGAGGTTAGTGGCGGCGGGTACGCTCGCGAGGCTGTGACATTTACTGTCACGGGCAACGAGGCCACAAACAGCGGCGTCATTGAATTTGACGCAGCAACAGCCTCTTTCGGCACTGTAACGCACATCGCGGTTCTGGATGCACTTACGGGCGGCAACATTATCACGCACGGCGCTCTTTCTGCGTCTAAAGCAATTGGCACGGGTGATATTTTCCGCATCGCAGCGGGCGACCTTGATATAACACTAGACTGAGGACTTCCTGAATGGTCACTCTCGTAAACAGAGCCAAAGTCGCAACGTCCACATCTGGCAGCGGCACGATCACTCTTGGGTCTGCTGAAAGTGGCTATCAGACCTTTTCAGATGCAGGCGTGACTGACGGTCAAACCGTCCGCTACACCATTGAGGATGGTGACGCTTGGGAAATCGGCACAGGCGCTTACACAGCGTCTGGGACGACTTTAGGCCGCACCCTGACAGAGAGCAGCACAGGTTCCCTTCTGAGCCTCTCTGGTGGTGCTGTAGTGTTTATCACAGCCGCTGGCGCTGACATTCAGCAACCGCCCTCTGAGGGTGCTTTTGTTGATGGCGACAAGACTAAGCTGGATGGCATCGAGGCTGGTGCTGACGTAACCGACACAACTAACGTGACTGCTGCTGGTGCGCTTATGGACAGTGAGGTGACTAACCTTGCTCAAGTTAAAGCCTTCGATAGCTCTGACTACGCCACTACCTCACAAGGTACACTAGCTGATAGTGCTGTTCAACCTAATGACAGCCCCTCTTTTGGTGACATCACGGTTTCTGGTACTGTAGATGGTCGTGACCTAGCCCTAGATGGCGCTAAGTTGGATGGTATCGAAGCTGGTGCTGACGTAACCGACACAACCAACGTGACTGCCGTTGGCGCACTGATGGACAGTGAGCTTACGGATATCACAGCCGTTAAAGCAATCAACCAAGGGCTTTCCACGACAGACACTGTTCTATTTGAAGCTGTACACGAAGACTACGATGCACTATCAGGAACAACACCTAGCGTTGATGCAGATAGCGCTGGCAGCTTTGCTCTTACTACATCAGGCAACACTACCTTCACATTCTCTAGTGTGACATCAGGGACTACGGTAGGCTTTGTCTTAAAGATAACCGCTGGCGGTACTCACACTATCACATGGCCTAGTTCAGTAGACTGGGCTGGAGCTACTGCCCCAGATGCTCCTGCTAGTGGTGAGACTGATGTGCTAGTGTTTTACACAGTGGATGGTGGGACAAACTGGTATGGTGCGCTTGCTATTGATGCTG